GCATCAACGAAAGTACCTTCGCCGATCGATAGATATTGTAGATATTCTTCTCCGATATTCTCTCTAACAAATTTTTCAAAAAACAACTGTATATTTTCTCTGCTGATATTTTTTGAATTTATCATAGAGTTAAAGCTGACTTTTTGTTTTGGAGCAAATCGTTTGAACACCTCGATAATTGCTTCCTTAGATTTTGGGTCGTCCAATGGGTCTGGTCCTCTAACTGGTTGACCAGGTCCATCATGCGAAATACCGAGCATAAAATTATATTTTTCTAACCAATCAATCTTTTCAGAATCAAATAAACTCCCATTTGTTATCATAACAAATTCAGAATTTGGGTATTTTATGTTAATTGCTTCTGCGAGGGGTTTTAAGGTTTTCCAATAAACTAGCGGTTCCCCACCCCAAAATTCAAATCTAGATCCCTTGCCACGACCATCTTCTCCACCTTCGAACCATGTTGACATATTATTAACAAATGGCTCTACGTCGTTTGGGTTTGTTGAATCTGCGTGTGGAACAAATCGCTGAGAACAATAATCGCATTCAAAATTACACGAAAGACCCAACTGAATCTTTACTGTTTTCAAGTTGCGTTTTGTTTTTTCGATTTTTACTTGAGGAGATGATTGTTTAATTTGGGTGTTCTGTAAAACTGGCGTTCCATTATCCCATACTAACGTGCTGTCAGTTGTATCATAAATTATTTTTCGCTGCTCCTGTTTTTCAGGATGCATTACCGTTATTTCAAATTTTGACATAGTGATTCCAAAATACAAATAGTCTGATAGATTTCTTATCAGACTATTTATACTGTATAAAATAGATTAGCTTATTGTTTTAGTAAAAGTAACTTGATTACTAAATGTTTTATACCCAACCTTTACCTCAGCAACATCGCCATTAACTAATGTAGATGTGAGAATCTTAAACACACCCTGCCCATTAGTAAGTTTAACTTTTGTTCTATCTAAAACACCAGTAACCTGTTCTAGATAAAGCGCAGATATAGATGGGTCAGTAGAAACATTTACTGTAATAACATCACCAGAATTAACAGTTGTCTGTGATGTAGTAGCAGTGATTGGATAGAATAAATCTTTCCAAGGAACTGAAGGAACTGGCACGATTGAACCGCTATTAATGGTACATGTGATAGTAGAAGGATCGTTTGCAGTAACTACTGCAGGAACTTCTAGAAGAAACACACACTGATTAAATGAAGTAATAGAAGCTGATGGAACAAAGATTCTAATTGGTAAAAATTCCAATTTAGAAATTGGAACAGCAGGTTTATCTACAATAACATTAACAGCTTTATTGATAGACATAAAATCTAGTCGAGAATGCAGTTGTGTGTTGTTGATTGTTGATTGTTGTGGGTTTGGTGTATTATCGCCAGATAACCCATTATTTTGAATCATGAATATAGATTGATCAAAACAACGATTGTTTGATAACAATGTTGATAGTTCTAATTTGATATTAAAGATTGTTCGATTTTGAGTTGTATTTACAAAAGAATATATTACCTCAGTATCCGTGATAGAAATATTATGTTCAAAATTCACAGTCGCTGGTGGTGTTACCATCCCTGTTGAATCAAAAAAAGTTTCTAAATAGTTCGCGAAAAACCCAGATCGTTTATTCAATGTTTGAATAATAGACATTATACTAGTCCTTAATTTTAGCAGTTACAGTTACAGTTATTAAATGTAATATATACACCATTACCAGATCTATACAGGTGATGTCCTGGGTATCCAGGTGTTGCATTACTGCAGACGCCAGCATTATCAAACCATCCACCATAGTTACCAAGGTTATTACCATATTGGCTTAAGAAATATGGCCAACCACCGCCAGCAGAAGATGCATAACCAGCAGAAGAAGCGTAACCAGCAGAAGAAGCGTAACCAGCAGAACCAGAGATGTTAGTGACAGTTACACCACCAGTGTTACCCTGAACAGAAGTAACAGGAACAGACACAGTAACAGCACCAGTAGAACCCTGAACAGATGTAACAGCTGCAGAGATTGTTGGGTTACCACCAACACCGTTACCATTAGAAACAGAGATACCAGCACCAGCTGTGATTGTCACGCCAGTAGTAGAACCAGAACCTTGTCTAGAAAGAATACCAGAAGAAACACCTGCGTCCGCAGTTAAGTTTGATGAGTAAGCCTGAACGTTGGTACCGATAACCAAACCAAGAGTAGACTGAGCAGCTGATGCAGACGAAGAACCAGCTAGAGTTCTACCATATGATGGAATAGAATATGTTGAAGCAGTACCAGAACCAGTGAAATAAACACCAGTATCAGCTGCAGAAGTAACGCCAGAAAGGGCATCTAAGTTAGCGCTCCATGCTTCTACGTTAGTTCCGATTGCCAATCCAAGGTTTGTTCTTGCTGCAGAGGCAGAAGTGGCGCCAGTACCACCAGAAGTGATACCAAGAGCAGTACTCAATGCGATAGAACCAGAAGTGATTGCAGCTACACCAGAGAATGTTCCGCTGAATGTTGATGCGGTAATAGTACCTGCAGAGAAGTTACCAGACGCATCTCGAGCAACCAAAGTAGTTGCCGTATTGGCAGTTGCCGCTGGTAGTTTAGATGAACCAAACGTAACTGTATCAGCATTTAACCCAGAGGCAGCACCTGCGCCAGTAACTGTGTTTAATTTAGCCAATACGTCAGCAGCAGTATAAGTGCTTGCCAACAGAGAAGTTTGGATTGCGTTACTTAAATTGGTAAAGTTAGCATCAACTTCAGTGTTTAGCAGAGGGCTTCCTTTAGAAGCTCTTAAAACTAGAGTTGGTGCACCTACTGTATATGTTGTCATTTGTTACCCTTAGCGTCCAATAGTTGATAAATCAACGATTTTATTTCCTGAATTTCTTCTTTCATATTATTTATGTCTTCAGCTTGTTTAGAAATCTGAAGGTCTTTTTGCTCAGCTATCGCCCTTTGGCGTAGATAATTATCTAATTCTGACTTATTTGTATTTATAATCGCCCCAGTAGAGGTATCTCTTACGAGACCCTCATGTCCCTGGACTTTCAAATATCTCTGATTATGCACAACAAATTACCCTGAAATCCTTAGTTAGTGGAACCTGTGAGCTAGATGTAGACTGCATAACCAACTTAATCATAATTGTATCATATGGAGCCATATTTGATACAGTGAACGACATATCGTGGAATGTTGGGTCGCCAGCCTGTACATATGGAACTGATGTATCTGGGTTGACCAACACATAATCCTGAGTTGTTAACTGGTTAGAATCACCCAAACATGACTTATAGTAAACCAATAGGTTTGCAGTTGTTGGGATATTCGCAGCCAACATAACTTTAGTATATGTAGAAGCTGCTGCCAATTTAATCGGCATAGTTACATAACTACTTATAGTAGAGCTGCCAGTCGGTCCAGTTTCATCAACGAACAACTGACGCAGAGATACAGTTGCTGGTGAAGTTGCTTCAGTTGTAAACGAACCATTAACAGTAACAGTTCCAGTTCCAGTAGAACCAGAAGAGAATACTCCTGGGTTAGTGTCGCTATATGCAGTTACCATAACAGTAACGTTGTTCGCAGTGTTTGTTGCGCTAGAGATTGTGATATAACTTCCAGGAGTTAATGTCGCCAGAGCAGCACGAACAGCGTAGTTTGTAGAAGTGATAGTAGAACCTGTTAGAGTAAACGCACCAGTTGAACCGCTGAAAGCAGAAATAACATCAAGCGCAGCTAAGTCTGTATTTGATTCTGTTGGAAGGTTAATAGCGTTAGAAACACAGATTAAACTTGCGCGAGTTGTATCAATAACAGGAGAAACAGTATCGCTTGTTGTGCTAATAGCAGCAGAGAACACTAACGATTTATTTCCACTTAGACTTGCTGTCTCATTAACCTGAGAAGCGATCATCTGTGGAGAATAGTATGTGTTGTTATTTCCATTTAAGCATGGTAGGAATGTGCTGCTTGTAATGTATGGAGTTTCACCACCATTAACTGATTTTCCTGATGTTGTCTTAGCAGTAAAATTAGTTGTACATTGTGGGAATGACTGCATATTTACAGTAGGATTCAACACATCAAACTGAACGTTCTTAGTTGCTCTCCAACCAGCGCCACCCTGATAACCAGCAACTGTAGCGCTGCTTGTTGTTGTGATAGTATAAGCGTCATGCAATACGTTAGAGATGATATGGTTGCCGACGATCTGCGAAGCAGGAATACCATTAATTGGGTTAATGTATTGAGCTTGGTAACCAGTCAATACTTCAGATGCGTTTGCAGTTAGAGTCAAGGAAGTATTACTTGCGATAGAAGCAACCTGTCCAATTAGAACCATATTATTGTCATACAAACATGATCCGACAGCCAACTGTGTACTAAATGTAGTACCTGTACCAGTAACGCTAGTTGAAGTTGCAGAAGTTGTAAGTGTTCCAGTGATAACTTGATTTAATAGAGAAGCATCAATAGTAACAGTAGAACCAGTAGTCATACCATGGTTATAGTGCCAAACACGAACGATGTTTGTTCCTACGTTTGTTTGGAACGGATTCTTTTCTAGATCGTCTAGGGAAAGAACATCGTTAGTAAACTGTACGTTACCGATTGTGTTTGTTTGGAACACAGCACGGTTGATAGTAAACTTGATATCACGATTCTGATCAGGTGTCCATGTCGATGCGTTCTGAGATAAGAACATAACACCAGCATATGGTTGATCAGTGATTACTGTGTCAGTTCCTGGAATTGTGTCACCAATGTTAGATACCCATAAGTTATAACCATTTGAGTCAGACTTCAACACGAAACAATATTCAGTTTGGTCTTGAACATAAACTGGAGATTCGAATGTGAATCTAGTCGCTGTATCGAAAGTTGGCCATGAAGAACCATCTTTGATAACAACATCATTTGAAGAGATGTTAACCTGATCTGGGTTTAATGTTACTTCAGAGAACGGTAGGATTAGAGATCCAGGAGTTCCGTTTACCATATTACGTAACTGTAAAGTTACAGGAACATTTGAATCCTTAGATGCAAAGTATACATCAATTGATGTTAGGAATGCACCACCAGGAGAAGAAATAAAGAATGACTCAGCTAATGGGTCATACCATCCAGTGTCAGATACAACTTTAGTTCCTTTTCCATATACTGTTTGATTTGCAGTAACTTGTTCTGAAACAACCTTTGCGTTTTGAACAGCGTTAATTGTTTTCTGTTCAGTATTCAATACACCAGCAGCGATATAAGAACCAGTCGCCTTAGTGTTAAACTGACCGCTGAATGTATTTGTGTCTAGAAGAGTAAATACACGAGTTCCAGTTCTAAACTGTAGAGATGAGTTGTTTGGAATATCAAACAAGAAATTCAACTGACCAAGTTTATTAGTAACAAGGTTTGTGTTGCTTGGTGTAGTTACAGAAACAACTGAACCAACTGCGTTGCTAATTGAACCAGTGATAGTTTCGTTAGATTGGAAAGTTCCAATTACGTTTTGTAGTTCTAGATACAGTGCGCTAGTGGCGTAGTCTGTATATTTGTTAACAACAACAGCTGTTGCGCCAGAGATAGTTCCTTTGATTACATCACCAGAATTCAAACATACTGCTGGGTCTCCAGCAATTTGACGAGCTGCAACGTTACCCAATGCGCCTGCATTAGTTGTGCTATCGAACGAACCAGAAGAAACAGTATAAACCATTTTAGTAGATGGTTTACAGTATTGCGCAACTGAAACACCATCAAAGTATGGGTATACTTGAGTCGATGGTTTCATTCCAGTGACCTGAACAAGAACGTTTCTTGAGCGGATATAAGGGATAACTGCAGTTGAAACAATGTTATCGCTTACAGTTTGGTAATCTGTTGTGCTTTGAATAGTTGTTTGAATACCAGTGTTAACCTGACCGATTGGAGTAGAAGTAGTTTCGTATGTTAATGTACGAAGGTTCCAGTTACCAGCTGAGTGCCAGTTTCCACCAAGAGCATTTAGTGTATCTCTAGATGCGTTGTTTTGATTAAGCGTTACAGCAGATCCAGGAACAGCCACTGGTTGACCAGTCCAAACTGTTTGCCATCCATTCCAAACTGTTCCGATACCATTTTGTCCGATGACTCCAGACTTCTGAGCGATCGCTAAAATAGAATCGTAGTTACCCATTACGTTGTTAACGATATCTGGTAATGTTGATGTTTCATACCAGTCATCTGTTGATGGTGTGATATTAACAACACCCAAGAATGTGTAAACAGCAAACGGATTGATGTTTTCCAACTCAGAAGCAACACCCTGTGTAATCAACGGAGTAGTTGTATAAGGTAGAGTAATGATGTCACCAGTCAACTGGTAGTTAGAAGCAGAACGTTGTGTGTTGTTTGAATTCAATTCAACAAGGTTTACGTTCTCTGCAATGTAATATGGGTGTAGAATACCGCTCTGAGTATCAATGGAACAATAGTAGTCTGAGTTAGTTGGATCGCCAAGACCATTCTGGCCAGAGAAGTTATCCACGGCAAAACCATTTTTATAACGAGCCAATCCACTGCTATCAGTAGTGTGCATTGACTGCGTTGCTTGCTCAAGAGCGTTTAGAGAAGTGTAGTATTCTAGATTAGAAATACGAGTATCTAGTTTACCAATATCTGACATAGTATAACGTCTTGTTGAAACAGATGTTGGCGTTACGCTGTTAGAGTTAACAGAGAACACATATGGTTCAAGAGCAAGAGTATACAGAGTCATTGTGTTGGCAACTTCTGCTGGAGCAGCAGGCACCAAAGAAGGAACGCCTTGAATATCACTGAAGTTACCATTAACGTCAAGAACGATCTTATCGTTTCTTGGTAGGTAGTAGCTGTAGTCTGATGTTAAGTAGACACCACGTTTTGGTGTTGGAGTAAATGAGGAATTTGTTCCGTTAAAGTTTACCGCTGAACCTGCAGCATAATCTGCAACACGTGGTCTAAAATCGATAGCATCGCGAAGGTTCGCTGGGATATCGTTGTAAGAAATTCCACTATAAGAGTTAACAGTGAAGTAATCGCCCTGACCATGAGCAAAGTATTGGTATGTAACTTGAATTGGGGCAGTAGGAACATTATATGAAGGGTTCAATGTCAAGAATGGAAGACCATACATTTCTTTAGTCTGACCATTGTTTACTGTATAGTTCGCAGAAATATCAGTTACGAATTGTGAGTTTGTTGGAGAAGAACCCCATGCCTGTCCATCAGCCTGACGGATGCTAATAATCTTAAACAAATCTGGATTAGGCAATGTAACAAAAGAGTTCTGAGCCTGAGATTGGTTGTTGATAACAACAGTTGCAGTTGTTAGTGTTTTACTCTTTTCGTTACCAGTTCCAGTTCTTGTCACACCACAAACAACACTAACAACGTTACCAGAAACAGCCTGTCCAGATGTTAAGCCAGAAACAGTTAAACTTGTTCCTGAAATAGCAACCTGACTTGCTGATGGTTCGAAAATCGCACCAGTAGTTGCGTTAGTGAATACGTAGTTAGAAACACCTGCGTATGATTCAAATGTTCCGTTTGCAGTTGTAAATGTAACAGCAGTGCCAGCTACGTTTGCTGTATATTGTTCATACACAGTGTAGTTAAGGTTAATAGAGCCAGTAGAAGTACGCACAGAATTGATTGCGTAGTATGGCATAGGGAACAACAATGTGTTGCTGTTTGGTTCTAGTAGTTGAGTAGTTCCACGACCAATAGAAACTGGACTAGAAATAGTTCCACCAGAAGCAGCCAATGTAATAGATGTTTGGCTACCGATAGAAGCAATTTTACCATATGTCTGAGAAGAACCGATGTTGAAAACAATCAGATCTCCGACAGTATAGTTAGTTTGGAAAGAAGTACCTGTGCCAGTAACAGTTGTTCCTGAAACAGTTGCTGAACCAATCTGTTGAGTAACAACAGGAGAAATATCAGCAGTAAATCCGTTAGAATATACTAGAGATTTTACGTTCTGGTTAAATGTGTATGTTCCGTTCATTTGAACGTTGAACAAACCAAGTTTCCAAACAGTTGCTGAATCGAATGGGTTATCTCCGCTATGATATTCGATGAAACGAACACGAGCAGTTCCTACTACTGTGCCGCCAGAAGGAGCAGATCCAGGAGTAGAACCAGTAATAGTATCATACAAATTAACAACTTGGTACGGAGCGTTTGTTCCGTTGTTAATAGGTGGAAGATTATGAAGATTATTAACAAGAACGTAATTGCCAACATCGTCTGGTCCTGGAATAACTGAATTTGTTAATTGGACAGTTGATCTTGGCTTAGGAACTGTTAGATAAGTTGTTCCGAGTTTTGTAAACTCATAACCCTGAATAAATGCTTTACCAGCTTCAAGACCAATTGCTAGGTTATTCACGCTACCATTTTGATTGATGCCGTTGTTGTAAGCTGGGCTTACGTTGTATAGCCAGTTAATACCGCTGTTAGCTGGACCGTCATACGCTGTTCCATTTGTATGAGTCGGTGGTGTAGTGACAGAAGAACCGCTGTTTTGAGCAACGTATGTGTTACCACCATATGTTACAACGTCGTCGATCAAATATGCTGTATTTGATGTCCATGTTCCACGGTTGTTATTTCTATCTTCACGAATGTCTAATAAGAATGGGCTAACAGTATAATTACCATCTGTGTCATAGATTGCCTGAGCAATCGCAGCGGCAGGGTCGTTATATGCAGTTGTATTTGTAAGAGTGAAGATTGCGCCATTAGTAACACGAATCAACTCAACGAACGATGGGTCTGTTGTATCAGATAGTCCGTAGCTCACAAGAGTAAGTTCGATAAAATAACGATCAGCACCAGGAGCAGCGTAGTTATATGAGTTTTGTGCGTTGTCTAATAAAGACTCATCTGTTTCAGATGTCTTAATAGACTCGCTCCAAATTAAACCAACTTTCTTAGATGGAGTGTTATCATATTTGTCTAAAATAATTGTTTGCGGCTCAACTAAACAGAAATATCCATTAAAGTAGTAAACACCCTGTTGAATACTTGCTGCTGAACCAAGACCAGTTGCTGTGTGGAGACCAGATCCAGAAACACCAACTGTGTTAAAAGAGTAAAGAGAATCAGAAGTTGTGATAATTTCACCATCAGCAAAGACATGAGTGTTATTATCAGAACCAGAGTTTGTGTAATTTACGTAGATAGTTGATGGATCGGAGCCATATGCATGCTCAATCTGCATAACAACACCAGTAACACCACTTGCCTGCCCTGTGATTGTTTTACCAACTAAGTTAGACAAGAAACCTTCAACTGCGACACCATTAGAATTTAATGCCTGTAGTTTAACGTACTGAATACCAGATCCAGGCTGGGTAGAAGTCTGAACAGAAACCTGTCCAGGAATAACCATCGCTCCTTGCTTAAATACGTTATCCCCAAAACGCTTAATTTGGTTTTGAAGAATAGACTGCATTTGAGTAAGTTCGCGTGCCTGTACAGCATATGATGGTTTGTACAGAATACGATAGAATCTTTTGTTCTCATCGTAGTCATCATTATATGGCTGGGTATTGAAATCTATTGTCATCGATTACTCTTTACGTTATCTTGTTATTAGAACTGAAGCACAGTTCTTAATGTTACTGTTTGGTTTGATGTAGGGGTAAAACCTTCCCTATTGTCAATGAAGAACAAACTACCAGAATATTTATCTACTGTTGGAGGAGTTACTCCACCAGCGCTGAATGTATTTCCTGCTGGGTTAAGGAATGTGTCGCCGATCTTAGGATAGTAATTGTCTAAAGATTGAAGCAACATACCTGTTGATGTTACAGAAACAATAACAAATCTTGGACCTGATGTTGTGCCAACAGTCAATGTCATATCTTGTAGGAATTGTGATGTGTTAAAAATTCCAGTCACAACGTAACATGCTGATGCCAGTTCTGTATTCAACAGTGTTGTGTTACCAAACACACGTGGGTTTGATATGATACCAAGTTGACGATAATCGTTGTTTACTGTAAATCCTTGGTTTTGATCTTGAGAAATATCAGTAAAGAACATCAATGTATTTGTGAATAGGTTTGTAACAGGATCTTTACCGTGTCCACCGAATGGAGCCATAACCGCACGAGCAGTTGCGCCAAATCCAGAACCACCAATTGTTACATTTGCCCAGCGATATCCAAGACCATAGTTATCAACAACGATCTTAATGACAGAACCATTCTGAACAATAGCATGAGCCGAAGCGCCAGTGCCATCGCCAGTAATAGTAACAGGAGGGTTTGCTCCGTAACCAAATCCACCAGATATAACAGGGTATGCCATGATACGTCCGTCTAGTGTTAGAAGTTCAGTGTTAGCCTGAAGTGTCGATAGGTCGCCAGGACTTAGGTTTGCCTGAAGAATTGCACCTGAACCATCGCCAGTAACTGTCAAATTAGAATATGTGTAACCAATACCAGAGTCAAGAATATTAACACCAGTGATTTGACCATTCTGAATAACAGGAACTAATTTCGCTTCTGATTTTGCTCCAACGAAATACGCTGATGCACCAGTACCACCAGAAACACCAGTAATTGTTAATGTTGGTAGTGTAGAATATCCTGAACCATACTTAAGAATAGAAGTAGCTGTTGCTGGCCAACCAACATATGTTAACTTAGCAGTACCATCTGTGAAACCAATCTGAACATTACCAACCTGAGCAACGGCACCAAGAGTATTATTTCCTGTGTTATTGATAGTAATTGTTGGTGTGTTGATGTATCCTGCGCCAGCATTTGTAATGTTAATTGCAGTAATAACACCTGCGCTGATTGTAACAGTGGCAGTGGCTTGTGTTCCGCCAGAAGTAACGTCTGGCGCTGAAATAGTAACTGTGGCAGAAATATATCCCGAACCACCAGATGCTACAGAGATACTTTGAATGCTATTAGAAACAGCAGTTGGTGCGGTAGATCCAGTTGTTCCTGACTGTAAAACAGTGTATAGTCTATTAGAAGAATAATACTGAGAACCAACTGTAACTGCAGTTGAAGCAGCCCATTGATTGCCGAAAGTTACAGCTGGAACAGAGCGATAATTATATCCCTGATTAGAAGTTTGAACAGAAGAAACAGATGTTCCACTCATTAAAGCAACACCAGTCCAGTCATCAGAGTCTGGACCACCACCATAGTTTCCCTCACCAGTATCGTTAGTGTCTGCAACATAAACAGTTGGTGGAGCATTATAACCGTAACCACCATTGGTAATGTTGAAGTCGTAAAGGCTACCATTTAATGTGATGCTAGTAACCTTACCTGAGGTTACATTAACAATACCAGTAACTGTTGTTCCAACAAATTTAAGAGCAGCAGTTCCGTTCTGAACAATACCAGAAGTATGAGTAGGAGCAGGACTAGCAAGAATACCAGTTTGGGTGGCAACATACTCATTGTTACCGTAGACAATATATTGCCCAAGAAGAACTTGGTTTCCGGAAACCCATGTTGCTGCGTTAGCAACAGGTGGAGTGGCAACTAACGTAGCGCCACCAGTATAACCTGTTCCTTGGTTTGTGATTGTTGTATTTGTGATTAGAACAGGATCGCTTGATCTGTATCCATCGCCGTTCGATGTAATTGATGCGAATGTGTATCCTGAACCACCAGATTGAATTCCGATGTTAAGCAGCTGACCATTCTCAAAGAACTGATCAGTTAATGCGTTAACAACAGGCATATATTGATCAGTGAGAAATTTATTTCTCAGAGCAATAGGAATACTGTACAAGTATTTCCACATATATCCGTCTGGCATGATAACTGGATCTACAACAGTGCCGATTGGTTGGTATGTAGAAACAGAATTGTTATCATTGTCTAGACATTTATATACGTTGAAGTCTGTTGTTAAAACAATAGAATTTGTAATCTCAACTCGTTGTGCTCCAGATGGTGCGATAGTAACAACGGCAGTTGCGACACCACCTGCGCCGCCACCTCCAGTAATTGTAACTGTTGGTGCTGAAGTATATCCAATTCCTCGTGATGTGACATTAATTCCGACGATCTGTCCGCTGTTAACAACAGCAGTTGCAGCTGCACCAGAACCACCACCTCCAGAGATAGTAATTGTTGGAGCAGTTGTGTAACCATATCCACCAGAGATTAGGTTTATACCCTGAACTTCTGTGCTATATTGATCATCGTACATATCGTAAACTAAACCAGAAGTCCAGTTTACTCGAGGAACAACGTATGTTACGTCAGTAGAATTGATTTCCTTCATCGTAATAATTTGATTACGAGTATCGAATTCATACTTAGCACTATCAACAGGAGCAGGAGGGTTAGATGGATCTGACCATGCTGAAGGAGGCAATGTCTGTCCAAGGAAATAAAAATATCTCGATGTCTTGTTCTGAATCTCCGTATACAATAACTTGGCTACGGAATTATGTAATTCAGATTTTAATAGTGCTGGCATTTAGTTTACCTGATTAACTTACTGTGATTGTCCAAGTAATAGCAACTGTATCCCCTGATGCTTTGTTAACGATAGGGAATGTTGTGTGGCAAAGTAGTGTACCTGCAGAAGATGCGTTAAAGATACCTGCTTCTTGTAGACCACCAGTACCAGTACCTGCTGGGAATGTTGCAGTATAAGTAATAGCTGTTCCGCTTACTGAAGAAGAAGCCAAAGCAACACGACCAACTTCAGTGTTTAGTGTTGTGTCACCAACAGCTGGAGTTGTTGAGCTTGTGCCAACAGCCATAGTAGACATCAATGGAACACCACCAGTACCACCAGCGTCAGCCAGCATACGAGATGCGATCCAAGATTTACCAACTGTAACGACAAGGTTTTTAACCTGACGTTCGTCTTTCTTATTACCTTCTGCGTCTAGAAGAACGATGTTAACATCGCCCTTGATTTTGATTGTGTTATCTAATAGTTCCATAAATTTCTCCTGTTTTAACTCATTGAAGTTGGGTTTCCAACGTAATACCCAGTGTCATTAGTAAAATAACCAGCTATCGAATATGGATTCAGTTCAACGAATCCTGCGCTTGCCATTGTTACATTTGAAGAAGACTGATTAGTTACGTTAGTAGTATAAACTAATTGGGGGTTTGTTCTATTTAGGTTAGTTCCTGTTGTGTCGGACATAACAGGAGCGTCTGCCAATGCTTTTGTTGTTATAAATGGACCAATTGCTTCCGCCATTGTTTGAGTTTCAGTAAGGAGTTTACCGAATCTCTTTGATGTAATGGTTTCAGAGATAGTCTGAGTATCTGTGAATACCTTAGTGGTCAATTTAACCAATACATCAGATAGCGATTGAGAATCTGCGAATGGTTTTGAAGTTGTTATTCTCGCATAGTCGCTTATTGTTTGCGTATCGGTAAGTGGTTTAGTTGTAAACAGTTGAGCATATTCAAGAATAGTAGACGAATCGCTTAGGGACTCGTTAAGAATCTTAAGAATAGACTGCAACTGAATATTTAGACTAAATGTGTTCTGAACATTATACTCGCCAAACATAGCCATACCAGCTGGGTGAATCAGATTCTTAACAGCTGTCTTATATGTGTCTAGTTTTTTATCAATCTGAATAACATATGAGAATGGTTGATAGTAATGACTATCCTGAATGAAAATAGCGTCGTCCAAGAAGCTGGCATTATTCAACCAATATCCAGGATAAACAGCAATGGCACCAAGATTAACCTGAATCAAGGCAGATGTATATTCAGAAGATGAGGAAGCAACAGCCTGAGCTGATGTCAAACCGAACTGTCTTAATGTTTTACCAGCGTAGGAAGGATCCCATTCCATAACGTCTAACGATTGTGCGTATTCATAATCAACTGCGTTGATTGAACCACTTTCAGCGAAACCATTTGTAAATTCTGTAATACCAATATTGTATGTCGCAACATAAACACCAAGACCATTCAGCGATTCTGTTACGTTTCTTGTTAACTGAACACCAGTTGACTGTGTCACCGCAGCAGTTACAGCATCTGAAGAAATCGTTTGCGTAAAGTTAGTTGTATATTTTGTACCAAACTGAATAAATTGCGCCTGAGCAATACCACCATTA